GTAACCGCAGGTAGTGCAGCAAGTGGAGCAGCGATGAATGAATTTAATGGTTATATCTTAACCTTTACAGGAATGGAGAAAGCATTAGCGAATGAAGTTCAAGGAAGTATTGTAGCAGCATTATTGACTTAAAATTATTATTCATATTTTATAAAATTAGCCACTCTTAAATAGGGGTGGCTTTTTTTTTAGCAAAATTTCAGACGAGTTATATATATAAGTAGTGATAAGAATTACACAAGAGCAGGGTCAAAATATTTATGTGACTTTAACCGAGAATAAAATCGGAACAAGTCCATATTATTTACTTGAATGTACAAACCAAGTAACAAACGATATTTCATATTGTATTATATTTGATGACCAGAGTGAATATAAAGAAAGGTATAATGATTTTTTTATATGGTTAGACACTAATAATGCTAATAAAGGTTTAGATAAACATTTATATTTGCCATATAGTGGTTTTTATACTTACGTTATATATGAAACTGAACTAACAACAGAACAATATGATGATTTGAGTGATGCAAAAGAATTAGCAGGCACCACAATATATCAATTAGAAACTGGATTACTTTGGTATATTCCAACTGCTCAAAATAACACAGAATATAATCCAGCCGATTCAACTACCTTTGTTTACACACCGCAATAATGACAGATAAAAAAGAATATAATCCGAGTGTAATGGTTCTTAAATTTACGAATGATAAAGTACCGACATTTGTTGAGCCGAAGTCTTCGCAAAGATTAAAGTATGTAAAGTATGGAGAGAATAATAACTATCCTAATTTTTTACTAACTTTATTCAACCGAAGCGCAAAGCATAACGCAATACTAACAAGCAAGCAGCAATACATAACTGGTCAAGGTTGGATGTTTGATGAGTTAGGCATGGAAGGCGAAGAAGTAGTTGCATTAAAAGCATTTATTGATACACCTAATCCTTACGAAACACTAAAAGACTTACTTAATAAAACAGACTTAGATTGTGAAATATTTGGAGGTTGTTATTTAAAAGTTGTTAGCGACAAAAAAGGAGGTATTTCAGAAATTTATCACGTTAATTATTGCGATGTTCGAAGCACAGAAGATAACAGCGAATTTTATATAAGTGATAAATGGTTAAATAGCGAAGGTGGCGAAAACACAAACATCAAAGAAGATGAATATAAGACCTTACCACCATTCGACCCAAGTTTAAAGAAGCTACCGAGTGAAAGTATATACTATTATAAATCGTATCGACCTAACATCAATACTTATACACTACCAGAATACATTGGTGCAATACCTGCAATTATTACTGATGCTGAAATAGCTAATTTTCATAGAGCCGAAATTCAAAATAGTTTCAAAGGTTCTAAAATGATTGTGTTTAAAAATGGTGTACCGAGTGATGAAGAAATGAAATCAACTGAACGCAAGTTAAAAGCTAAGTTCACACCAACTGACAACGCAGGCAGTATAGTAATTGATTTCGTAGATGACCCGAATAGAGTACCTGAAATATTAGACTTAGCAGCGGGAGATTTTGATAAGAAGTACGAAGCATTAAACGATACAATTCAACAAGAAATATTCACTGGACATAAAATTACATCTCCACTTTTATTTGGAATAAGAGAAAATGCAGGATTAGGAAATAATGCAAATGAATTAGTGAGTGCTTACAATCTATTCGCTAATACTTACGTTAATCCAAAACAAAGAGTACAAGAAGAAATATATAATCTATTCGCACCAGTTAAAGGCAAGCTAAAAATAAAAGCATTAGAACCAATCATGCCAAGTTTTAGCGAACAAACTTTAATGACCATTCTAACAAAGGATGAGATGCGTGAAATTATAGGTAGAAAACCATTAGATATTCAAACTAATGTTAATTCAACTATTAGCGATGCCTTAAATTCATTAAGTCCACTTGTTGCAAATAAGGTATTAGCTTCATTAAGTCAAGATGAGATTAGAGGTATAGTAAACAAGCCACCATTAGCAGCCGATGCAATACTACCAACAGATAGTCCTGCACAATTCTCAAAGTGTGAACACGATGAAATAGCAGATGATGATTTAGACTTTAGTATCTTTTCAAAATATGGAGAGCCTATTGAGAATTTTGTAAGCATTAAGCATAAAAAATTTATGTTTAGTACGCAGCAATTTGCATTGACTAAACAAGATAATGGAGTGTTAGATTTAGTGCAGAAAACACCTAATATAACCATTGAAGATTTAACAAAGATTTTAAAGACAGATAAGACTTCAATCATTGAAAGTTTAACAGCATTAGGGGATGAGGGTTTGATTGATTTGGACAGCGAAGGCAAGATAAGTTTAACAAGGTCGGGCGCAAGAAAAGTAGTGCCAAGTTTTCAAGAACTTTATATCCGTTATAGATACGTTTTAAGACCCGATGCGCCTGCATTAGTTAAAGGTGGAACAAGTAGACCTTTTTGTGAAGCAATGATGGCAAATCCACGTTATTTTTCAAAGGATGATATAGATAAAATTGGTCAAGAATTAGGGGCGATTTATGGAATACCAAATTACGATGCTTTCAGACGGAGGGGTGGATGGTATCACGACCCTAAACAAGATGTAAACTTGCCTTTTTGTAGGCACGTATGGGAACAATCTTTAGTAAAGAAAATAAGATAATGGCAAAAGCAATATTTTTAAGCGAAGCAACATTGAAACAAGAATCAATCTTGCAAGATAATGTAGATATGAAGGTAGTAACACCAACGATAATTGATGTGCAATCGTTTTATATTTTACCGATATTAGGAACAGCATTGTATAATGATTTTGTGACAAAGATTATAGCAGGCACGTTAAGTAATTCGTATAAATTATTACTTGATACATACATCACACCTGCAATGATTTGGTATGTACGTTATGAGTTACCATTGAATATTAATTATAAGTATTTCAACAAGGCGGTAGGGGTGCAGAATGCGGATAATATGCAGCCTGCAAGTATTGATGAACTAACGATGGTAATGGATAGGGCAAAGAATAAAGCGGAGTGGTATGCTGAAAGATTAACCAAGTATTTATATGCGAACGATACTACTTATCCTTTGTTTTTGAATCAACCAAATTCAGATTTAGCGACCATCTACGCAAAGCAATCTAATTATACAAGTGGTATGCTATTAGATGATAATAGCTGTTGCATGGGTCAATACAATTTTACAGATTTAGAAACAAGTCCAAGTGTAACTGGCAGAGGTTGCACATTCTGCTAATGAACAAGGGAATAAATAAGACAAACATCGAGAAATTACAAGCATTTATAAAGCAACAAAATGAAGTTCATAACACTAAATCAAGTCCTAAACATAATAAAAACAATCTGCGCCAATCATCTACAAATAAATAGTTTTGTTTTTGGTTCTATAACAGATATAAGCGCAAGTGAGCAGGAACAATACACTATGGTTTGGTGTGACATAAACGATAGCCAAATGAGTGAAAGAATGTTTACAATGAATTTGTCATTATATGTTTTAGATATTCAACGAGCGGACAATAGCAATGAGATAGATGTGTTGAGCGATACGTTAAGCATAGGCCGTGATTTAATCGCAGAATTGAGCGACCCAATTTACCAAGATTATTTCAATGTGAGATACGATGTAAACTTTGGACAAGTTCGTGAGGGCTTTCCCGATGTAGTGAATGGATGGAAATTAGACATAGCACTTGACTTAATGGAATTAAACGACAGATGTCAAGTTCCAACAATTTAAACAAAAATTTATATATAATATTATGAGTACAGCATTAGAAAAGATTAGCGGAATGGGTGGGTTCTACGTGAACGCAGGAACATCCGCAAGAACAGGATTAGCAGTAGAGAGCATAGTTGTAATGACTGATTGCGTTTTTACAGCATTTGCCATCAATGGAGTTAATCAAATGACTTTAAAAAATTTAACAGGTGTTACGATTAAAGCAGGTACATACTTACCGAGTAATCCTAACTTTAATATTACTGCTTATACATTGTCAAGTGGTTCAGTAATCGAGTATAATTAATGGCTAACTTTCCAACGATAGCAATAGGTTTACCATTTGTTAAGGCAGGCGGATTAGATGCCGATGCAGCATCGTTTATAGCACTTTCGGGTATTACTAATGCAACGCAAATAGCTGCAATAAATAACCTTTATAAAGACTTTAAAGGGCAAGGTGCAAATAATACAAGTTTTGATTTTTACACCCGATTAACAGCCTTTTGGTTATTTGTAGGGACAACAACTGCAAATATTAAATATAATGGAAAAACGCCAAGTGAAAGCAATACTTATAATTTAGCATTTAGTGGAACAGCACCAACTATCAATAGTAATGGTTGTAAATTTAATGGCACTAATGGATTTGCAGATACGTTTGTACCTCAAAATATCATATCAAATTCAGCCAATGGAATGTCTGTTTACTTTCGTGAAAATACAAAAAGAGATGAAGTTCAAATAGGCTACGTTAATCGTTCAACATTTGATGCAACTGAAATAGGAATGGCTTGGTCATTAACTAATAAGGCTTACATTGGCAATAAATGTGGACAACAATTTGGTGCAAATACATATACTAATGTAAATGGCTTAATTCGATTGAATAGACATTCGGGAAGTGCTTATAGACTTTATAGAAATGGCTCACAAATAGAATTAATAACAGCAACGGGTTTAACTGATAATAATACAAATACAATAGTTATTGGTGGTGAGAGATGGAGTGCAGGGAATGTCGTTGCAAATTATTCAGATAAGACATTTTGTTATGCAGATATAATGCTATCAAATTCATTAAGCGTAGCAGAAGAATTAGTATATTATAATTGTATTCAAGCATTCCAAACCGCTTTAAGTCGTAACGTATAATGAAAGTACATAAACTAACAGCAATGCAAAAGAATAAGTTAATAGGTATTGAGTATATACCTAATTGCACTTACAATCCAGTACAAGATGCAAATAATGTTTGGATAATTACTATTGAAGAAGTTGAACAAACAACAGATGAAAATTTTTTATGGGTAAAAGATTTACCACAGATAGAATACGTTAAACCAAAAAATAATGCCTCATAGATTCTTAGATATATTTGTTTCAGTATTGGGCTTCATAGCCTTGCTTGAAAAACATAATTTTTTGTTTGCTTCGATTGCCTCAATATGTACAATCATTTATTGGATATTTCGTTTTTGTAATTGGATTATAAAAATGATTACCGATAAGTCAATAGATGACTTTGAAAAGGGGTTAAAGAAATGATTGAATTTGACTACATGATATTGGGTGTAATATTCGCTTTGATAAGTGGGTATTGCCGAGCATTATTTGAATGTATAATTTTATTTGATTCATTATATGAGAAACATGGTTATTCGGAGTGGTGGAGTTATGCGAGATTTACACAAAATAAAATTGGATATTGGGAGAATACATTCCCGAATGATGGAGGACACCGAATCAAGATAATAGAGTTCATTTTTGATGCCTTAGCTTGCGTGTGTTTGTCTTATTCTTATGATGAAATACTACATAGCTTTATAAGTACAATCCTTTGTGTAATGATAACTTATTTTTTTATTAAGTCATTTGGATTTGAACAAACCTTTAAGGAATTGAGATGAAAAGATTATCACTTAGAAACTACTTTGAGCCAACACCTAAGAATGTCAAAAGATGGTTATTAGCTATCAAGTCAATATTAGCGACCATCTCGGTTTCTGCTTATGTTAATGGTAATGAAAAGGTGGCATTTTGGATATTAGTCGGAGGTGCTTGTATTGATGAACTAACTAACTTAATAAGTAATGAAGATAGGACTTAAAGGACTTGGATTAATCAAAAAATATGAGGGATGCAAATTGACTGCCTACTTATGTCCTGCTGGATTAGTCACGATTGGTTATGGAAATACCTTTTATAAAAATGGTTCTAAAATAAAGTTAGGCGATAAGATTACACAGCAACAAGCAGAAGAATTATTAATGGATTTGCTTCCACAATACGAGGCGATAGTAAATAAAAATATTAAAATAGATTTAACCCAATATCAGTTTGATGCCTTAGTTTCATTTGCATGGAATTGCGGAAAGTCTGAAACCTTATTTAGATTAGTTAATAGTAAGTCTAAGGACCTTAAGCAATGGTGGGAAACACACTACACAACTGGTGGCGGTAAGGTATTACAAGGCTTAGTAAATCGCAGAAAAGCAGAGGCACAATTATTCCACTTATAAATGGCAGGTCAACCAAGTATTAAATCCGATATTGCAAAGGAATATTTGTTAAAGTTCCCTAACACTGCGAATTTAACCTTAGCAAAAAAGATTTATGCTGAAAACAAAAGTGTTTACAAAAACATTGAGCAAGTTAGAAGTCACATAAGGGCTTTGAAAGGTGTTCATGGTGTTAAAGCAAGAAAAGAAAATCATCTTGAATTTCGCAAAGAATTTGAATTACTAAAAAAAGATTTGCCAAAAGGAGAGAGCGAAAGAATACAACCGTACACACTACCAAAAGCAAGTAAAAAGATTTTAATAATAAGTGATTTGCACATCCCATACCATAATGACGATGCAGTCTTTGCAGCATTAGAATATGGATTAGAGCAACAAGTAGATACTATCATAATCAATGGAGATTTAATTGATTTTGCGACCATCTCTCGACATGAAAAGGATATGAGAAAAAGGTCGGTTAAATACGAAATGGACTGCACTCGTATATTCTTAAAAGGTTTGAGAGGTATGTTCCCAAAAGCGTTAATAGTATGGAGTTATGGCAACCATGATTTGCGATACGATAAGTACATAATGCAAAAAGCCCCGGAGATATTTGATATTGAATTAATACAACTGCATGAACTTTTAAAACTTCGAGATTTAAACATTATCAAAGTAGATTCAACTCAATACATCTATGCAGGCAAGTTGGCAATATTTCATGGTCACGAAACTGGATTAACTTCGGGAGGTGTAAATCCTGCAAGGTCATTGAGATTAAAGTTAAATAAAAGCGCAGTTACATCACACTTTCATCGTGAAACAAAAGACATGGGAAAGAACTTAGATGAACACCCTTATTCATGCTACTCGATAGCTTGTTTATGCGATTTATTCCCGACCTATATGCCTATAAATATGTGGACACATGGCTTCGGATATTTAGAATTAAGTCAAAATGGCGATTATAAATTTTATCAAAAATCAATTATTGAAGGAAAAATTTTTTAGTTTGTAAAAACAAGTATATTTGCACCAGTAGTTTTTTGTAAGATTTCGTTTCATTAATTTGGTTAAGAGCCTCGAGTAAATCGGGGCTTTTTTTATTACATTTGCTGCATGAAAAAACTAATAACAATACTTTGCTTCACTTACTTATTATCGGGCTGCTTATACACAAAGAAACGAGCCTTAGAAAAGTTCTGCATAACTGATAGTATTCCTTATTCTGTTTTAGTTCACGATACAATAGTTATAAAGGCAATCAAAGTAGATACATTCTTCAATTCAAGTATTGATTCATTTACGATTATCAAAGACCGATTAGAAATTCGTTATAAGAAAGTAGGCGAAAAGATATACATACAAGGCGAATGCAAATCAGATACTATATATAAGACAAAATTGGTCCAGGTGCAAGTGCCAACAAAGGTTAAGAAATTAGAATGGTGGGAGACCTTATACATAAAAGCAAGAGATTGGTTTGCTGTGATTGGATTTTTAGCTATGTTCTTAGGATTATATCTCATTATGCCACATAAAAAGAGTGAGTAGTTCGGGATTTCCGAACATCTGAAGAGCCCTAAAAGTTACATTTTGGGGCTTTTTTTACGTTTAGTCTAAAAAATAATAGCTTGATTTATAGCAAGTTATGATTTATTTTTAATGAATGTTTTGTATTGTCGTATAAACATACGACTTTTGAACTCAGATAAACGAAACAAAATTATGAAAAGTACAACAACAAACAAAAGAGGCTACACTTTCACAACTTACACATCAGCTAAGCCTTACAAAATAGCTGATAATGGTTTAAGATATTTTAAACAACTTATCACTTGGGATAATAGCAGAATTGGTAGAGTTATTTATGATAAACCAGTTTTGATAGATGCAACAAACGCAACCTACCCACAAAAATGAAAAAAGTAAAATAATAATCAAAAGGGGAGCAGCATCCAACCAACTGCAAAATAATGACAAGAACAGAAATGACAAAAGCAAACCGAGACCAATTAGCGACCGACTACAACTTACGAATAAAATTAAGTTTAGATTTAGGCTGCAATGAAAGAACAATTCAGAGGTGGGCAGTTAATAACTCACCTAAGTTGACAACTGATAGCTTCCTTAGCTACTTTAAAAAGCATACGAACTGGACAGAACCATTAACCAAAGAAATCAAAATCAAACAATTAATCGAACATTAACCAATGGAAAAACTACTAAAAAAACTATTGTATGGTGAGGAAGCGAAACCCATCACCAACAAGTCAAGACCAAACACTATTCTATCACGTTACGAGCGTGTACAGCGACTGCGAAACATAGCAATAGATGATAACACATTCTGCAAAGTGTACCAAGCTAATAGGCTGCTTAAAGACCTTACAATTCAATTAAATCAAATTAACTCATACCAAATATTAAACTTAAACTAAAATGAAAGTAACAAACCAAAACCACAAATTAGCATTTCAACCAAAAGAAATTACAATTCTTATTGAAACTGAAGAAGAATTTGAAACTATCTTAGCACTAACACTATGTAATGTAAGTGTTCCTGATGCTGTTAAGAATTTCGCAAAAGAAGCAAATAAAACTATCATTGAAAATTTATTAGATTCAATTCACAAATCACTTTAATCAATAAAAATATGAACACACACCAAACTACAAAAGAATGTTTAATCCGCAACTTTCAAGAGCTATTAGACAGCGAAGAAACTTTTACAGCATTAAACTATCGTTCACTATTTAATATTGCAACAGACATGATAATAGTGCTATATGAAGTTGAAACAGCACGCAAAATGTATTCAGATATTTACGCAAGTTTATTGAAGCATTCACCCGACAAAATGGATTGGTTTATTCGTAAAATGTGGAAGCATAGCTTTGAGTTAAAACTTGACAAGTCAGATTTTGACAAGTTGTTAGCAGCGATAAACATTAGCCGAAATTATGGTTTTAAAGTTGAGTATGCAGTAAGTACATTGCACGATACATTAAAACACATAATTGAGGTACAATACACGCCTAAGCAATCTAATTTTGTATTCAATTCAATCCTTAATTATGACCAAGTATTAACCGCAGTTAGTGAATTTAAAGACACCGCATTAATTGACACTTGTAATTTTGGAGTACCTGAACATAAAGAGATACCAGTAATGTATGATTTGAACGACATGAGCCTTGAAGACATTTGCGAAGCATATTTTAACATGGGTGGTCAACCTTTAATAATAGAACCATAATGCCAAGAACAAGACACATCAAAACAATAGAGCAGACCTCAATAGGTGCTAATGGTTTCAGATTGCAATATCTATATGAAAAGAAACTTTTTGAAGTATGCCACAGCCATCACAACGGCAGGGCTGATGTAATTGATAGAACACTTTTTATAAACGAAAAAGATGCGAGAAAGTACTTAGATAAAATAATGGCAGAAACCCAAGAGAGAATAAACGAATTTAAAGTTAATCAATCATTCCCACTAATCACTAAAATAATATGAGAACCATAAGCGAACAATACAAGACATTACAGCGAGAAAGGTTAAGACTTTTCGAATGCCAAAGAAACCACACCGCAGCATTGAATAGACGTTACTTGTACGAAACTGATGAGGCATACAAAGAATGCACAGAGGCACTAAATGAGTGGGATAAACAAACCGAATTAGTCGCAAGATTGCAGATTGAATACACCAACCACATAAACACGAAAGGATTGATTTATGAGTAGAGAAAAACCAAGTCACAAGCGAATAGATTATAAGTCAGGGAAGACCGAATCTGTAGTTATGGAAAGAGACCTGCATAATGCCCAGTATCGAATCATCTTGTATAAAAAGGGCGGTGTAGGAATAGTCCAGTATCGTTCATCAACAAAAGAGGCAACAGAATTATTTAACGAATTATTAAAAGAACTAAAATGATTGAAACTACTTTTGATACTAAATTATATGGGACTTGCTGCAACTATGCTTATTATTGTTTAAAGAAACTAAACATAAAACAATATAAATCTCAAGATGTTGTCAATGAATTTTATTTTAATAATGATGTAAATAACGATAATTATAAAAATTTAATTTACTCAACTATTCGAGAATTATCATTAAAACCTCTTCCTAGATATGAAACTGAATTTACACCTAAAATAAATCATGTAAAAGAAACTTTAGCGCAATGTATAAAATGCAATGAAGTGAAACCTTTGGATATGTTTTATAAATTTAGATTAAATCCTTCCAAAAAATGCAAGCAATGTATATGTATTGAAAATAATCGTGATTATAAAATAAAATCATTTCACAGACTATTGAGAAAAAATAGCAATGAAATTGATAAACTCGATGAAATAATAAATTTGTGTAACCAAAAAAAACAAGAAATATTAAAAAATGAACTACCAATTACTCAATGATTTAACGACAAATTTAAGGCAAATTTTAAATTTGATAAGGGATTACAAAGAACAGATTATATACTTGCAGGAGAAATGGGCAGAAACACAAGATACACATAGCAGTAGATTATTTCTAACTCAAATCACAAACTGCGAAGCCCAAATTACACATAACGAAAAACAATACAAACAGACAATTAACCAAATTAATGAACTACTACAATGACAGACAAACAACAATTACCAACACTTAGCGACCTCACGCAAGATGTCGAACTAAGCTACAAGAATGATGCTTTCAACTTATTACTAAGTCAGCAACCGCCTGCAACATGGGTGAAGAAACATCCTTACATTCGAGATTACAACTACCTACCGATTGATAAGGTTGAACACTTGCTTAAGAAAATATTTAAGCAATACAAAATCGAAATCACTAATCAGGGAACTGCCTTTAATGGTGTATGGGTAACGGTTAGAGTACACTATTTAAACCCTACTAACAATGAGTGGAACTTTCACGATGGAATTGGCGCTTGCCAACTTCAAACAAAAAAAGATACATCACCTGCGGACTTAGCTAATATTAATAATGGTGCATTACAAATGGCTTATCCAATAGCTAAGACCATAGCGATAAAAGATGCCTGCGATATGTTCGGAAACTTATTTGGGGCGAACTTAAACAGACGTGATACAATCGAATTTAAAGTAGATGCAGACACATTGAACTTCATTAAATCGAATAAGGAGAAAAATATATGATTAGCAGATTTATATTCGAAACAAAGGAGCAATGGAAGGAATACCGAAAAGGACTTTTCACAGCATCCAATATTAATAAATTAACCGCTAATGGTAAAAGCGAAACAGGACTTTCAGTTGGTGCAGTTAGTTACATTTTAGAAACCATCAATGATGAGGTAGGCGAACCAAAACCCGACATCTTCAATGCAGCGATTGAGTGGGGATTAGAGAATGAGAGCCAAGCGGTATTAAGATATGCAGAGGATAACGGATTAGATGTTAATGATAATGACTTTATCTATACATCGGTTGGTGGATTTGTGTTTTTCACTTACTTAGGAATATGCGGTGGCACTCCAGATGTAATCTTGAAAGATAAGATAGTTGAAATTAAATGCCCGAACTCAGATACACACCTCTATAATAAGCTATTTGTAAACGCTGATAACATTCAAAAAGAATATCCGATGTATTATGACCAATGCCAACTTAATATGTTTTTAACGCAAAGAAAAGAGGCAATTTTAATGAGTTACGACCCAAGAATAAAACAGCATGAGAATCAAGTTCATTATATTACTATTCCTTATGACAATGGTAGGGTTGAATTATTAATGGATAAGATAAACACAGCTTCAAATTATCGTGATAAGTTATTAAAACAATTAACTAAACAGCCATAGACGGCAACAAATAAACATGAGTATTTTAATTTTAAAAAACAAATTTGATTTAACACCTGAAGGCAAGATTGTAGATTGTGCTAAAATAGGTGAGCATGGATATGCTGAAAACGTAGAACATGAAATGACTCTAACTAAACTAACTTCAGGCGATTATTTAATACATTGGTATGGAGAAGATGATACCGAAATGTCATTAGAAGAATATATCTCTAAAATGAAATAATGGCTAAGTGCAAATTATGCAAAAAAGAATTTACTCAATTCAATAGTACAATTAGTGTCTGCGGATATCAATGTGCTATTGAGTTGGGCAAGTTAAAGCCTGCTAAAGTCAATTATAAGAGGGTTAATTCGCAGCTAAAAAGTGAAGCAAAAGAGAAACTTGAAACGTATTCACAAAAGGTAAATAAGGTCAAAGTAATATTCCAAAAATGGATAAGAGAAAGGGATAAGAATGAACCTTGCATATCATGTGGAACATTAACAGCAAACGAATGGCACGCATCACATTTTAAGAAAGCAGAAACTTACAGTGGAGTTATATTCAATGAAATTAACGTCTGGAAATCCTGTAAAAAATGCAATGTTTTTTTGAATGGCAACGAATTAAACTATCGTGAAAGACTTGTTAAAAAAATAGGACTTGACCAGGTTATCGCACTTGAAGAATTAGCGAATGAAACACGCACAAAGAAATGGACAATCGAAGAATTACAATTAATTAAAACTAAATACAAAATAAAATGAAAACAATAACAATAGAATACAATGGATTACAGACCTCTATTAAATGGACTGATGAAGTTACACCAATCGAAGCATTAGGTATGCTTAGATATCATGAAAAGAATGTCTTTGCAGGCTTATTAAATTACAACGAAGAAAAGAATCAGAAAAAAGAACATGAACAACAAGTCTACATAAAAGATATGGATTTATCTGTAAGAACTAAGAACTGCTTACTTGATAATAAAATCTACACCTTAAAAGACTTAGAGCAATTAAGTGATAGAGACCTTTTGAGAATCCGAAATTTCGGCAACAAATGTCTAAGTGAATTGCAATACATTTTAAAAAATACAAACCAATAAGATCATGAAAAAACCAAAAACACAAACCGAAGCAATCATCTGCTACTTGATAGCAGGCAACAAAATCACATCCATTCAAGCAACACAAAAGCAATTTGGTTATTGCACTAAGTTACCGCAGCGAATTGCTGACATCATTGAACTGGGATTCTCAATCAAGAAAGAACGAGTTACTAAGTTGTCAATATTTGGCAATAGCTGCTCATTTATTGAGTATTCTTTGGACTTCAAAAAGACATCTAAAAAGCTAATCAATAGTTACCAATGATAGTTATAACTAATGAGGATAATATGCTTTTAATGGCGCGTTATCCTGATAAGTATTTTGATTTGGCAATAGTTGACCCGCCTTATGGATTAGGTTCAAGTGTTGTAAATAGTGGAGGTCGTTTTGCAAGATATAAAAATGATAAAGGTAATTGGGATAATGAAACACCAACAAAACAATATTTTGAAGAACTATTCAGAGTTTCAAAAAATCAAATAATCTGGGGCGGTAATTATTTTGATTTATTACCTACAAAGTGTTTTTTAATTTGGGATAAAAAGCAGCCTGAAAATGTTAGTTTTGCAAGTTGTGAATTTGCTTGGACTTCGTTCGATTCAGTAGCTAAAACATTTTATTATAGACCTCAAGGTCAAGAAAACAGATTTCATCCCACACAAAAACCAGTAGCTCTTTACAAATGGATTTTAGATAAGTACGCCAAACAAGGCGATAAAATACTCGATACTCATTTAGGTTCAGGAAGTATTGCAATAGCGTGCCACGATTACGGATTTGATTTAACCGCTTGCGAATTAGACAAAGAGTATTTTGAAGCAGCAATGAAAAGGCTAAAAGACCACCAAAAACAATTAAAATTAATTATAAAATGATAGTCAAGATAATTATAACAATCACCGTATGGGAATTATTTGTGAAAAAGTATCTTCTAAAATTATTTCATTATTTCATTAAGTAGATTGTATATTTGCATTGTAGTTCGGTCTCACGTTATAGAACTTAAACTTATTAAATAGCCTATTTATTTGACTTTGGATGTGAGACCCCAAATGATGATTTATAGGCTTTTTTATTATATGAATTTTTTAGAAAAAGATTTGGAACAAATCATTTACGAAGCAGACAAGGAATTGTTAGCTGAAAAGGGTCTTAGAGTTAATGGAAAATTATTAAGACAAGTTAGAATTGGTAACTATGGAATTGCAGACTTAGTCAGCATTGAAAGACCATATTATCATACTTATTTTAAAAATCATTGTAAAGGTACTATTACAATTTATGAGTTAAAAAAAGAAAATATTTCAGTATCTGCATTTTTACAAGCAGTTGGTTATGTTAAAGGTATTATGCGATGGATGGAGCAACATCCTAAAAATATTGAAATTATCTCTACATCTAATTATGATATTAATATAGTTTTAATTGGTAAAAGCATAGATAAAAAGTCAGAGTTTCTTTACTTAGCAGATTTATTAAATACTGATAATTTAGGTGATAATAGTCTTTTAGATAGTTTTAATTTGTCATTAGAAATGTTCATTTATGATTATGATTTTAATGGTATAAATTTTACTAAAATTGAAAATTATAAACTAATGAATGAAGGGTTTAAATATGAGTAAACTTAGAAGTATAAACACAATTATTTGGAGTGATACTTGGTTTGAAACATTATCAGTTGGGCAAAAATTACTATTCATTTATTTAATTACAAATGAAAAAACTAATATGCTTGGAGTGTATGAAGTTTCAACACGCAAAATCTCATTTGAAACTGGAATAAAAGAAACTGACATCGAAAAATATTTAATTGACTTTGAGAAATCAAACAAAATTAAGTATAGAGATAACCGTATTGTTATGTTAAATTTTCTAAAACATCAAAATTACAATTTTAACATGATGAAATCTGCAATAGACCTTTATAATGATTTACCAATGTCCTTAAAGATTGAAAACATTGATAAGATTGAAAGGAATAAGGAAGGGTTTGAAACCCTTTGCAAAGGGTTCGGAATGGTTCGGAAAGTAGAAGTAGAAGTAGAAGATGAAATAGAAGATGAAGATAAAAATGAAAGTGAATTAATTTTAACACATCCACTTCAAGAATTTATTGCCACCACTTATAAGAATGTTTCAAAACTTTCATCCCAATTAACTTATGACGAATGCTTAAAACTATTAGCAAGTTATGATAGGAATAGAATAGCAGATATATTATTGCAGATGGAAAATAAAAAGGATTTGACTAAGAAATACACATCAGTATATTTAACCGCTTTAACATGGCTTAAAAACGATTACAACAAAGGAAAAACCATCTCCAATCATCAACCGAGCAAAATGGAATCAATGGTTAATTCAGCTAAAGAGGCACTTAATATGATACACGATGAAAATACTTAACGGTTTGCAGATTGGCGTTCGTTGGGGATTTCCAGCACTAAAGCCGATAGATAGTACAAATTTTAATTTAAGCACAAATGATTATAGATAGCACAAAAGACCCCAATGACGCAAAACCGATGTTACAGGCAGTACGGGTTTTAAACCTATATGCTTGTTTAGGAGGTAATCGTTACAAATGGGATGAAGTGGCAAATATTGAAGTAACAGCAGTTGAATTGGATGAAGAACTTGCAAAGTTATATCAAGAGAGATTTCCAAACGATAAAGTGATTATAGCTGATGCACACGAATATTTATTAGAACACTTTAAAGAGTTTGATTTCATCTGGAGTTCGCCACCTTGTCCGAGCCATAGCAAAATTAGAATAACTCAAAAAACAAGAGAAAACTTTAAGTTTATTTATCCCGATATGAAACTTTATGAAGAAGTAATTTTCTTAGATAATTTCTTTGATGGTAAATATGTAGTTGAAAACGTAACTCCTTACTATGAGCCATTAATACCAGCTAAAAAACGAGGTAGGCATTTATATTGGACAAACTTCAATTTACCTAATAATATAAATGAACGAAAGTTAGATGGGATTTTGTGTGCAATGGATAATGAAATTGAAACGCTATGTAATTTTCACGATTACGATTTCAGAAAATACAAAGGCGAACAAAGGCTTGATAAGGTGGCGAGAAACCTTGTTGACTACGAAGCTGGAAAAACAATATTTGCAACAGCTATGGGCGTAATACTAAAATCTAATGTTAAACAAAATTCTCTTTTCGGAGATGAATGGTAGTATTGCCTGTAACGTTCCCACGCTTTGCGCTGTTGCTGATTGCGTGAGGATTATCTGTCAACCAAAAATAAAATAAATATGCGTAGAATAAACATAAAATTAAGAGGTTACCAGCAATGGCGCAAGACGTGTGTTAGCACCTGTTGTTTTTTTGTCAATGCGAAGTGGTATCATTTTGTCCCGCTAATAATGTGTCCTTACCAATGGTTATTATATTTTGCTTGGTCAACTCCGATACAACTTGTGTTAAGCTGTCTATGGTCATTTCTTTTTGTTTCAACTCTGTTTTTTTTGTATCTGTATTATAAAATTGATAAATGTTTAATGAAACAGAAAAAACAAAACCAATGATTAATATTATTTTGTCAACGATTTCAAGTTTTGTCTTAGTGCGTTCTAATGTTTTGTCTGATCGTGTAATTGATTGTTCATGCTTATGCTTGTCAACTGCATTATTATATTCTTTCAGTTTATTTATACCTAAGTCTGTAAGTTTGTTTTCGTTGTCAATAAAGCGATTATTATGTAACGATTGGAAAACTTTTAAAAAGTCGTCCCAAGAAAGCATTGATTCTATTTTTTTATGCATGTCTTGGTATGATAATTTTGTATTTTCTTTGTCACTAAGTAGTGCCAAAACTATGGATGTTTTATCGTCAATCATGTCGTCTTATACAATAGGTGCTAACGTTTTGCAGCTACCTGAAGGGCGGTTGCACGTAAATTTAAATCGTAAAAATAAAATATGAAAATGAAAAATAAATTGTCAAAGCGAAACGAGAAGCCCGCCTTTGGGGTAGGTGCTGTTATAGTGCGTTTTTGTTCCTCTGTTACAATCTGGGATTTTCGATGGAAATTATTTATCATTTTTTGTTGGATAGTTTGGATATTGTTTGTTTTTTTAGGTTGCTTATTTGTTTATGCAACTGTGAAGAATCCCAACATAATTCAAGATTTGTATTGTTGTCCATGTAATAATCATTATAGCAGTTAAAATTCCTAATGGCTTTACAACTATATCTACATAATCAGAAATTGTCTGAGCGAAAATTTGTCTCCTGTAATGGCGGTGCTGTGTCAAATGTAAAAGGTGTTTTTGGCTACCTTGTTAAGTGTCAATAGTTAAATTAATTATAAATAAAATGAATCCAAAATTAGAATTTAAATTAGAAGTGTCAGGCTTGGAAGAAATAAAAACGCAAGCCGAAAAAATCAAAAACTTGTCTAATGAATTATTGTTAGCAATTGAAGAAATAAATAAAATGGAGGTGTCAATTAAGACAACATTTTAAAATGAAAACAAACGACAACCACTATTTAACTGCATTAAACTCTAAACTAATAGTTGATATGCAGCAACAAGAATTAAAAGACCGAGTAATAAAAGTACTTGCAAAGACCTATATCGACTGCGGAAAGGTAATCGAATCAAAAGAGCTAATGAGCCTATCCAATGGAGTGATAAATGAAATTAAGCGATACTTTATTAATTTAAAAATTGATGAATTAGACTTATGTTTCCAAAATGGTGTAAGAAAAGTTTATGGCGAATACTTCGGTTTAAACATCGTAACCTTTCACCAATGGATTAAGTCATTCATGGCTGAAGAAAAACGCTTAGAAGCTATTAAAATACGCAGCACACCAAGAATTGAACCTATTAAGGAATACACCGAAGAAGATAAACTAAGAATTAGAGATGAATTTATGTCTTATGCAAAATCAACTTACCTTAAAACTGGTCATTTTGGATTATATGAACCAAGCATTGGCGATATTTATAAGATTTTAGTTGATACGAATGAGGTAAGTAATATCGAGTTTAACGCTAATATGCAGGAGGCTTATGATTATGTATTAGAAGACTTAGAATATCAGTCTAAAACAAATGATTTATTATTGCGCAGAAAATTAATAGCAAAGATTGAAACTCTAACAATGGAATCAAAAGAAGTAATTAACATGGCAAAACAAATAACAATAGAAGACTTATGGAATCAATAAAACAAACAGCAGTAGAATGGTTATACGAGCAAATGACTTCAACTTGGTTTGACAAAACAAGTGGGCAGCATATACTTGAACAAGCAAAAAAAATGGAGAAAGAGCAATTAATACAAGTTTGGATAAAAGCAGGAGAATATTTAATATGACAATAAAAGAAATAATAAACCGCAACTATGCAGCCCAATTAAAGCGAGGTAAAGTCACAAAAAAAATAGACTTTTATGATTGGATAATCGACATTCGAGATGAAGTAAACGAACTATGGAATAGTTATCCTAAGCACTATTCAACTTTTGATGAAAAGGAATTAGCCGACATCATTCTTGTATGCTTGTCAATGTCTAAGCACTATAAAATAGATATCGTGAAAGCACTTGAAGAAAAGACATTATTTAACGAAACAAGAAAGGATTAAATATGACACCAAAAGATTTGTATTATTAGGATAAATGTATTATAATTGTATTATGAAAGCAATAAAAAAATATCCAAATTATTTTGTAACTAAAGAAGGTTTAGTATTTAGTTCTAAAACAAACAAATTTTTAAAATTTAGTTATGACCAAAAAGGTTATCAAAGAGTAGGTTTATATGTAGGAAACAATAAAACTAAAACTTTAAAAGTACATAGACTTGTAGCTGAAACATTTATAGATAACATTGAAAATAAAAAAGATGTTAATCATATAGATGGTATAAAATCAAATAATAATATTTCTAATTTAGAATGGTGTACAAGAAGCGAAAATATGAAACACGCTTTTAGAATTGGATTAAACAAAATTTCAGATAAACAAAAAAATAGATTTATTGCAATGACAAAGTCACAAATAGGAGTTAATAATCCTGCTGCAAGAAAATTAATAAATACTGAAACAAGAGAAATATTTGATACAATAAAAGAAGTTCTGCCTTTGGTTAATTTAAAAAGAACAACTTTTCAAGCTATGTTAAATGGTCAAAACCCAAACAAAACAAAATTTAAGTATTATGAGCAGTCCAAAAGAAAAAGCAGAAGAGTTAGTAAATTCATATAGAATTATTCTAATGAATGAAGATACTGAATGTGGTAATGAAATTTTATGCACTTCAATAGCCAAACAATGTGCATTAATAGCAGTTGATGAGATATTAAACATAGAACATCCTCAAATTATAATATATACTGAAATTATAAAAAATTCAATAAGAGATTATTTTCAAGATGAATATTGGGATGAAGTAAAAAAAGAAATTCAAAAATTATAACTAACTTTGCATCAATGGAAAGAGAAGATGAGATATTTGCATTACTAAATCCTGATGAATGAAACCTGATAGGCTGCATTTGGTTGATGTAATAGTTAGCGACAAGTCATTTAAAGAAATGTGCTACAAGATAAATACACACTACGCTGAAGACATCTACCAAGAAACTATCTGTGAAATTCTAACCATATCAGATGAACGACTGCCCGAACTTAACTATCTAAAATTTTGGTTTTACCGAGTTGCCTTCAACGTAATGTCGAGAAATGGAAAGTTAGGTAAAATAGTTCTAAGGGAGTTAATTGAATTTGACATCTACACACCAAGTGAGTTAAACAAAGAAATAATGACAAAGGAAGCCGAGCAGTTTATGCTTTCCTTAAATGAATTTGAGAATAGAATCATACTTTTATATAATCAGTTTGGAGACATGAAAAAAGTCCAACGATTAACTGGTATTAGCTATTCAGCACTTCGAGCAGTCAAAGAAAAAATTAAACAAAAAGCGAAACAAATATGATTAAACTACTAATAGTTATACCAAGTTACCCAAAGATAAGCGGAGTTGATTATCATAGGTTGTGGATGCCACATAACGTGATGTCAGACCTTTTCAAAGATGAAATAGAGATAAGCCTAATAAATGAAGTTGACAGCGCAACAGATGAGTTCTTAAAGGACTTTGATTTAGTTGTGATGAATAGATTTGCCTCGAAGACAAACGAACCGCAGGCACTCATTGATAAACTAAAAAGAGTTGGACTACCTTATGTAATTGACTTGGATGATGATTATATATTGCCAAAAAATCATATCTTATACCATGTTGCAAAGGATGGCAACCATACCGAGCAGATTAGTTTGGCAGTAAAAAACGCAACCGCCTGCACCACTACACACGAATTATTGGCAAATACACTCACTAAGGAATTAGGGCAAAAGAATATTTATATAGTACCAAATGGAATTTATCCAGAGGGACATTTTGAATTAAGAGAACCGCAGAATAATGGTAAGTTAAACTTCGGTTGGAGTGGGTCAATCACACACTTAGAAGATGTAATTTTGATGCACGATGGATTGTATTCACTCTACACCGCAGATGATTACACCGATAAGTTTAGAGTTGTATATGGTGGATTTGCAACGCAGTCTGAAACAAGTCAAGCTATACTTAGTGTATTGAGCGCAAGAGGCAAGGCAAGTGAATCTCAATTTGGAATCTTCAAAGAAACTGGAGTTAAAGAATATGGAAACTTTTATGACCTTATTAATGTTTCACTCATACCGCTTCGAAATAATAGATTCAATAATAACAAGTCAAACCTTAAATTATTGGAATCGGGTTTCAAAATGAAAGCAGTAATATGCAGCGATGTATATCCTTATTCACCCGATCTTAAACATAATGTAAATTGCCTAAAAGTTAAACATAAAAACGATTGGTACAAACACATGACTAAGCTAATAGACAATCCGAATCTTGTCGAAGATTTAAGGGCGCAATTATATATTGATGTTCAACGCTACCACATGACTAATGTAGCAACAGAACGCTTTGAAGCATACAAAGAAATATTGAATAACAACAATAAATAGAACATTGACTACAACATTGAGTACAACATTGAGTACAACACCTTAAATAAGATTAATAAATAAGATATATAAATAAAGTATTAAATAAGATTAATAAAGAATATACATGATAGCACTTTTAGGATTACCATTCTTATGGATTAGTTTCTTCACCGCAGGTAGTTTGCCAAGTTGGTTAGACTTCAAACCATTTAACTGCATTGTGTGCCTTTCTTTTTGGAGTACATTATTTGGTGTACTATTATTTATATTTGTACCGATAACGCAACCTTTCCTTATTGCATTAGGTTATGGAGGCTTTGCAAGTTACTTAGCTATTTTGATGAAAAGACTTTTAATTAAATTATACTAAATGAAAACCTTTGACGAAATTTACAGCGAGATAATTTTTAAAGATGAAACCATTCGTTATTCATTGCGTGAACTCCTTCACGTTTTTCAAACTGAAAATAGTTGGATTGGACAAACAAGTCAACTGCTTCAACTTAAAGAATTTCAACATGAATTAACAGGAATAAGACCAGGCGGATGTAGTGGATGTAATATTGAAGTGTTGATGAATATGATTAGGTGGGTTAATAAATATGAATCAGATAAGGCAGTACAAGAAACTAAAAAGATAGGAAGACCAAAACGCAATGGATAAAATAGTATATTCACATAGTGGCGGACATGGTGATATGATTTATTCCTTAGCTGTTTGCAAAAGGATAGGACCAGGTTATTATAAAACTAATTTTGATGATGTGTATTATCAAAACATCAAACCATTGCTTGAGGAACAACCGTACATTTTAGAAGTATTACCTAAGTCTTCACTCGAACCAATCACACATAATCTTGATGATTTTCGCAATATGCAAGGACTTGGCGAAGTATCACTACTTAAAAACCATTTGAAAGCATTTAATTTGAGTGAAGATAATTGGAATGATAATTGGCTAACCATAACACCTAAGAGATTAATAGAGGGCGAATATGCACTTGTAAACGTAACACCACGTTACCCTGCAATAGGTTTTGATTGGCAGGCTGAAATAGACTACCTTAAATCAAAGTACAAACAAGTATTTTATGTAGGGTACGAAGAGGATATGACAGGACCATTTAATTCATTGGAATACTTTAGAACAAAGGACGCCTTAGAACTTGCACAATTAATAAATGAAGCAGAGGTTATAAGTTGTAATCAATCATTTGCTTTAACCATTGCACAAGGATTAGGCAAACCTTATAGATTAATGGTTGCAGATAACCACACTAATTGCATACACAACACACCAAACGAAACACTTTTAAACAGATGAATATAAACGGATTTGAATATAAAATAAATGAACAAGGGGTGCTTCAACAAGTCAATCCGAATGTTATAACTTACGATTCAGAATATGTAGAATCACGATATGGTGCAATCATTGAACTTCGCAAACAAATGAGTATGCTAAGATATGGTTATATGGTAGGCAGCATCGGTAAACCAACTAAGATACTTGAAATTGGATATGGTGCAGGAGACTTCATTCAATTATGTGCAGAGCAGGACATAAAATGTTTTGGCAATGACATTACAGGAATACCCACACCGCCAAAAGTAACCGCAACCGATAACATATATGAGCAAGTTGATGTTGTTTGTATGTTTGATGTATTGGAACACTTTGAAGATATAAATTTCATCAAAGACCTTAACACCAAGTATGTTTATGTTTCAGTTCCAAATTGCTCACAGACAACTAATATTGAATATCTAAGTAACGACTATATACACCTAAGACCAAATGAACACCTACACCACTTCAATAAGTCTTCACTAATAGAACACTTCAAGTTAAATGGATATAAACTAATAACTATGTCAAACTGCGAAGACACAATAAGGAAAAGACCAAATACACCAATGAATATTTTATCTGCTATATTTGCAAAAGAAAATTTAAGCTAATGGGAAAACATAAATACATTGAAACACCCGAAAAGATGTGGGAATACTTTGAAGCATATCGCCAAAAAGTAAAAAGCAATCCTATTTTAGTTCAAGACTTTGTAGGCAAGGATGGGGATGAGGTAAACAGAAAGAAAGAAAGACCATTGACATTAGAAGGTTTTGAACTCTATTGTTACGATAACGACATTATAAGCGATTTAAGCCACTATTTTGCAAATTTAGATAATAGGTACAGCGATTATATAGCTATCTGTTCGCGCATAAGGAAAACTATCAAGGATGACCAAATACAAGGAGGTATGGCAGGAATTTACAATCCATCAATAACACAGCGTTTAAATGGATTGACAGATAAGAGTGAAGTAAGGCATATTGAGCAACCGCTATTCCCCGATAATTAAAACCTTTTTATTGGGCTACCTTGCAAAACATACTACTTTGATTTCATTGAGTAAAATGCGATTTGTCCATAGGTAAAACAAACTAAAAATAAATGTTCAAACGTACCACCGCTATAAATAGATTATTGAAGTTGACCGCCCGAAAGAAAATCATTCAGGGTGGGACTTCCTAACATCCCCTTATGAGTAATTGTAAGGGGGACTAATCAGCAGGCAAAACATTTGGAATCTTACCCATCCTAATTGATAGGGCAAGCAAAACACCGCACTTAGAAATTAGTGTAGTTTCAGAAACCATCCCTCATCTTCGCAGGGGTGCAATGAAAGACTTTCTAAAAATCATGGAATGGACAGGTCGTTATTCAGATTTGAATTGGAATCGCTCACTACTTACCTATCGTTTTGCAAATGGTTCTTACATCGAGTTCTTTTCAGCCGAAATGGAAAGCAAGTTAAGAGGTGCAAGAAGAAACATCTTATACATCAATGAAGCGAACAACATCACTTTTGAAAGCTATCACCAATTAGCAGTCCGAACAAGTGGAGAGATATGGTTAGACTTTAACCCAACCAATGAATTTTGGGCGCATACCGAGTTAATGAATGATGAAGACACCGAACACATCATTCTAACCTACAAAGACAACGAAGCACTACCCGAAACAATTATACACGATATTGAAGCTGCCGAGTTAAAAGCTAAGACATCAACATATTGGGCTAATTGGTGGCAAGTATATGGATTAGGGCAAGTAGGCAGCCTGCAAGATGTTATTTTCGACCAATGGAAGCAGATTGACACGATACCGGAAAGAGCCGAACTTGTCGGGCATGGAATGGACTTTGGTTTCACAAACGACCCGAGCACACTTGTAGCGATTTACAAGTATGAAGGCAAACTAATCATTGATGAATTACTCTACCGAACCAATATGACAAATAATGACTTAGGTAACTTTCTAAAGTCAATCCAATTTGGGCGAAAGGAATTGATTTGTGATAGTGCAGAACCTAAATCAATAGAAGAGTTAAGGCTGCAAGGATTTAATGTGCGACCTGCGGTTAAAGGTGCAGATTCAATCAAGATAGGAATTGACATCTTGAAGCGATACGAAATACAAGTAACTAAGAACTCAACTAATTTAATCAAAGAATTGAGGGGATATACATGGGAAAAGGATAATGAAGGCAAACTTACAGGCAAACCAATAGACAGTCTAAATCATTGCGTTGACCCTATGAGATATGTAGCACTCTTAAAATTAAATAACCGACCGAGCGGAAAATATTCAACAATTTCAATCTAAACTTATATTTATAAATAATGATAGGCAATTACAACCAACTTACGATTAAGCAGTTTTTAAAAATCAAACTAATTAGCGAACTCGAACAAGACCCTTTGCATAGAAAGGTTTTAATTCTTAGTGAAATTAGCGGAGTATCAGTTGATGAAATCGAAAGTATGCCAATAGGCGAAATGATTGAGGCACTAAAAGGACTTGACAAAATAGAAAACCTGCAAGCGGATGAAAAGATTAAATTAAAATTCAAAGTAGGTGGCAGGAAGTTTATTGTTAAGTGGAAAGAACAAGAATTAACAAGTGAACAATTTATCGATGTTAGTCATTTTTGCAAAGAGCCTGAAAAGATATTGAGCAACATACATAATATACTTGCTTCAGTTTGTGTAGAAAGGAATTGGTATGGCAAAGAATTAGGCTATAAAGGCGATAAGCACAAAGAGGTTGCAGACTTGTTTTATAATGAGATGAAAATATCAACTGCATATCCTATCATGCTTTTTTTTTGCAAATACTACGAGGCATTGCAGCAAA